GGCGGTGAAGTCATGAACCCCGCAGCTAACTACATCATCGGCTCGTGCCGCCCGTGGAAGTACGGCTACATCCGCCGCGAGTACACGCGCAGCCGCGAAGAGGGGCACGGGGAATACCTGGTCTGCGCCATCCACGGCCTGCGTGTCATCGAGGGCGAGAGCCTGTGGTTCCAGTGCATGATCATGGAAGGACCGGGCACAGGCGCCGGCTTCATGGCGCCCATCGAGGCTTTCTGCCATCGCATCCCGGACCAGCCGCGCGTCAAAGGCGAGCCTGTGAACATGAACATGATACAGCCTTGGGACACGTTCTCGTCCAGCTTCGGCGTCCATGAGTTCGAGTTCCACCGCCACATGCGCGCGCTGATCCTCCCCGCACGGATGGATGCGACCTACTGGTTCAGCATCGACTTTGCCGAAAGCAGCCTCGCCGAGAACGCAGACCAGCACAAACACCTGCACCTGTTCGAGATGGCAGACGGCAGCATCGGCGCGTTCCCCAACAATCGCGTGCTCTGGAACGACCCGGCGTTCTGCAAGCCGACCGAAGACCGGCCTGATTTCACAAGCCTTTGGGGCGAGTTCAGATCGGAAGGGGTGCTGCCATGAAGCTCGAAACATGCCGCCGCGGCGTCCACGTCAACCGCATCGTGATGCGCGTCTCCCGCAACCTGCGCGGCGATAAGCATCACGAGGAGTGGCACGTCTGCCGCTTCTGCAAACACGAGCGCAAGCACCGGACGGTCAAGGTGATCGGCCAGGAAGACACGCTGTGGAGGTCCTCGCGATGATCTGGCCGCTCGTGATGCTCTTCGGCGCGATCTGTCTCGTGCTGCTTTTCTGGATGGTCTGGATGTCGCTTGGAGGAGGGCGCGAATGAACCGTGGCGAAGCACTGCAATGGGGCCTGTCGATCGATACCGACGGCAAGGTCTGGAACGTAACCTACGGCGGGTCGCAACGCCCCGACCACGTCTTCGAGACTTTCGAGGACCTGATCGACTGGCTCGAAGACCAGAACGAGGGCCTCAAGATCAGCAGGCTGGGGAAGCAGAATGGATAGCGCTATTCTCGACGACCCCACGACCGCCACCCTGATGGACGGCATCAACGAGGCGCGGATCCTCCTCGCGTCTGACGCGCACCGCAAGGACCTCGCCGAAATCGCCAGGATCAGCACCGAGCTGATCCGCCTCGACGAGCGCCGCACACAGCTCCAGGCCGCGATCGGTGAGCGCAATGCGGTCTACCTTGCCGCTGAGGAGGCGCTGGGAGCCCATCTCGCGACCAAGCACAGGTCGGTGGCCCCGAACCCAGAGAACGCCGCCACGAGCGATCCTGAGCCGATTGCGAGGGTGAGGGTTCGCCCGGGTGCAGACCACGCTTCGAACTGCGCCGTGTATTTCGATGAACCGTGTGACTGTCAGTAGGGAGAGCGATATGACCGTGAAGGCTTTGCCAAACCCCGCAGTGTCAGGGGCCGCCCTGGTGGCGAAGATTGCCGCCGAGCATGGATACCATGTCGATGCACTGATCGGCCGGTCACAGGACGAGGGCGTCTGCCGTGCCCGCGCCCGTGCCATGAAAGCCCTGCGCGATGAGCGGCAATGGCCTCTCGTCCGCATCGGGGTGTTCTTCGGTGGCAGGTCCAGAAAAACGGTCTGGGCCATCATAGGCGCTTACAGGGAAAGGGAAAAAACTGTCTCAAGTTACTTGAGACACCCCGAAATGGTCCACGAGGTCGAGGCACAAATGCGCCGCATAACCGGCGTTAATCTTACGCTCCAGGTCGGCCATGAACTCGGAATAGCTACGTGGCAGGCTATATTCCTGTCCATCCTGATGGAGGCCTATCCCGTGGTGAAAACCAGCGAGCAGATCATGGAAGCCTACGAAGGCGCAGCCGAGAGGCTGTACCAGGCTGAGAGCCCGAACGCGAACGACTCCCAGATCCGCACGTTCTGTTTCCACATCCGCAAGAGGTTCACGGCGATCGGCCTGCCGGATCCTGTCACGGCGATCAGGCCTCGCGGTTATGTGCTGACGTACGAAGCGGCTGTGTGGCTTCACAACCATTTTGGCCGGCCGGTGGCGATTGGCATGAGGCGGGTTGGGTGATGGCTGGACTGACGGCACAGCAGCGCAAGTTTGCGGACCTGGTGCTCAGCGGCGAGACCCAGATCAATGCGCACAGGCTTGCTGGGTATAGCGGCAAGAACGACAATGCTCGTGCAGCGAGTGCATCTGAGATCATAAGAAATCCTAACGTGGCCGCATACATGGCCGAACAGGCCAAAAAAGCCTCTGAAATGGCCCAGATTGACCTGCAATGGCTGATCAGGGAAGCGGTGGAGGTGTACACTTCCGCAAAGCAGGACGCCGCCTACGGGCCTGCGTTTGTCGGGATCAAAGAGATCAGTATCCTAACCGGCAACCGTGTCGAGAAGACCGAGCAGACCGTGATCCAGCACGAAGACCGGCTTGCCGCTGCGCGGGAGAAGCTGAATGAGCGCCGCCCAACAACTCACTGACGACGAGTACGAGCAGATCCTGCTCAACGACGAGCTGTACTACGAGTGCTGCCTCCAGATCCGCACCAAGTCGGACGGCCTGAAGCCGCTCGTCCTCAACTCATCCCAGCGTTACGCGCACCAGCGCATCGAGGAGCAGCTGCGCGAGACCGGCAAGGTGCGCGTGCTGATCCTCAAGGGCCGGCAGCAGGGCATCTCGACCTATGTCGGCGGGCGTTTTTACAAGAAGGTCTCGACCTCGAACGGCGTCCTGGCCTTCATCGTCACGCATGAAGATGCCGCCACCTCGAACCTGTTCGGGATGACCAAGCGATACCACGACAACAACCTGCCCGACTTCAAGCCTGCGACCGGCACCGCCAACGCCAACGAGCTGCGCTTCTCGCGCCTCGACAGCGGCTACAAGATCGCCACCGCCGGCGCACGATCGGCTGGCCGGTCGAACACCATCCAATACCTGCACGCATCCGAGTTCGACTTCTGGCCTGACGCCTCGGCGAACGAAGTGTGGAAGGGCCTGGCTGAGGCTGTGCCGAACGAGCCCAACACCGAGATTGTCATCGAGAGCACAGCCGATAAGCCGGGCGGCCGTTTCCACCGGGCATGGATGGCGGCCAAGCGCGGCGAGAGCGGCTACATGGCGCTGTTCATCCCGTGGTTCTTCCACGAGGAATACCGCGCTACGCCCGAGAAGAAGTGGCGACCGCCGAAGGCCTTCGAGGAGTACATGGTGCTCTACGGCCTCGACATCGAGCAGCTCTATTGGGCCTGGGACAAGAACAGGTCGATGGCCATGCTCGACGGTCTGGGCTCGGACGAGTTCTGCATCGGGTTCAAGCGCGAGTACCCGGCAACTGATGACGAGGCCTTCGAGGAGGCAGGCGACGAGCTGACGCGCGCCATCCCGATGGCGTGGATCAAGGCAGCGCAGGCTAGGTGGATCGCCAACAAGCGCGAGCTTCGCGGCCCGATGACGGGGCTTGGCGTGGACGTGGCACAAGGCGGGCCGGACAACACGGTCGTGACGCCCGTCCACGGCGTTCGCATCGAGGAATCGACCAAGGTGCCTGGCCACATGACCACAGACGGGCCAGCTGTCGCCGGCATGGTCGTCTCGATCGTCCGTGACGGCGCGACCATTGCCATCGACATGGGCGGAGGCTGGGGCGGTGACGCGCACACGCACCTGAAGAAGCACCTCGATATGGCCGTCGTCGGCGTGAACCCAGCCGCCGGCGCCAATGCCAAGGCGCGGCATGGCAACTACGACTTCATCAACATGCGCGCCTACCTGCACTGGATGATGCGCGAGAGCCTCAACCCCATCACGGGCGACAAGGTCGAGCTGCCTCCGGACGAGGAGCTGGCACAGGATCTCGCTGCGCCGTCGTTCGAGATCACCCGCACGGGCATCAAGATCGAGGCAAAGGACGACATCAAGAAGCGATTGGGGCGCTCGCCGGACAAGGGCGACAGCTGCCTGCTTGCCTGGTACGCGTCGTCACCTTCGCAGCGCGCCCTGTCCAAGGCCGGGCAGATCAGGGGTAATCAACCCGCAATTACGCAACATCGGGCTAAGGTGATAGGCAGGAGGTAACCTGCCACATGATGCGCACACCGAAGATGCCGCCGGCCCCACCGCCGCCGCCGCCGCCTCGTCCTATCCCCACAGCGACCGCGCCCAACGTGCAGCAGGCCGCAATCGAGGATGCGCGCCGCAACCGCGGACGCTCTGGCCGGATGTCCACGATGCTGACCGGCTCGCTCGGTGACGGCGACTACGCTGCGCCGCCGACCGAAAAGAAAACGATGCTCGGATGATGAGGAAAATGGTCAGGCGCGCTATGGACAACAAGGCTGCGGGTCATCGCGGCACCGGGAGCCTGGACCCTCGCGTTCCGATCGAGGCCAATCTTCCGTCTGCTGCGCCCGCTGTTGCCAGACAACAAGCGGGGGAAATGAATACAATGCTGTCCGGTTCGCTTGGCCGCGCCGGGCGCCCTGACTTTCGCGGCCCTCGCAAAACGATGCTCGGCTGATGGCTTACGAGGGCATCGGCAACGCAGGCAAGACCGAAGCGAAGCGGCCTGACAAGGACGCGCTCGAAGCGCGTGGCAAGAAGGCACTTGAGGCAGCGCAGCGGGCGTTCAGGAAGAAGTCCGTCTACGATCTGCTCTGGCAGATGCAGGCGGAGATTTTCTACCCGCCGCGCGCTGATTTTACCCGCACCTATTCCGCCGCCTCCGAGCGCTATGACGGCATCATCACCACCGAGCCGATGCTCATGCGCCGCGACCTGGCGCAGAACCTCGGCGCGATGCTTCGCCCGCGCGGCCGCGAGTGGTTCCGCGCCACGGCCCGCCCCGACGACAGCCTGGACGACGAGGCCAAGCAGTGGCTGGAGCGGGCGAGCAGGACGATGCGCAACATCGTCTACGCGCCGAAGGCGAACTTCTCCAAGGCGATGGCTGAGTCCGACCACGACTACGTGACGTTCGGCAATTCTGTCGTGGCGCACCCTTACAACCGCGACCAGTCCGGCATCCTGTTCTCGTGCCTGCACCTTCGCGACGTGGCGTGGAGCAAGAACAGCGAGAACCAGGTCGATACGCTGCACCAGAAGATGAACCTGCCACTGCGCCAGCTCGCACAGCTGTTCGGCAAGGAGACCCTGCCGGTCGAGTGGCAGCGCGAGATCGACCAGGGCCACATGGAAGAGAAGCGCTGCGTCTATCGCTGCGTGATGCCCTTCGACCCGCTGGGCTACGACCAGAAGGAGCGGCGCCTCCGCAACGCCCAGTTCCAATCGGTCTACGTGGCAGAGGGCGTCAAGGATGGCGCGATCACGAGCGGCGAGTTTATCTCGTTTCCCTTCACGGTCCGCATGTGGATGGACGTGTCCGGCGAGGACTATGGCCGCTCGCCGTGTACGGACGTCGCGCTCCAGGAAGGGCGCATGTTGAACGTCTCGGAAGAGGCGCTGCTCACCGGCATCGAGATGAAGGTTCGCCCGCCGCGCATCGTCAAGAAGGGGCTCATCCACGGCACGCTGAGCCTGGCGGCCGACACGATTACCTACGCCGACGCGGACTATGACAGCCGCATGGGCGACGTGGTGACGCCGATCGAGTCGGGCGATCCGCGCTACGGCATGGAGTTCTCCGAGCGCCAGATGCAGCGCATGGGCCGCGCGTTTTTCGTGGACCTCCTGCGCCGGCTGCCCGACAAGGAAATGACCGCGTACGAGGCAGCCGAGTGGGTCGAGCAGTACGTGACCCAGGCCGCGCCGCTGTTCGAGCCGATGGAAGCTGAGAACGCCACGCTCATGGACAGCGTGTTCCAGCGCGCTATGGCCAAGGGCGCGTTCGGCGCAGTGCTTGAGGATGATTCTATCGAGGGCCTGCCCGAGGCGCTTTCGGAAGCTGACATCGAGTTCGAGTTCGAGACGCCTCTCTCTGACGCGCTGCGCAAGCTGAAGGCCGCGCAGTTCGACCAGCTCATGGGCCGCGTCGGCATCCTGCTGCAGAGCCAGCACCCCGAGGCGATCGACGCGATCGACAACGTGGACTTCGACGCCGCGCTGCGCGATGCGATGGAAGGCCTCGCGCCGGCGAAGTGGCAGAAGAGGAAGGAAGACGTCGAGGCGATGCGCCAGGGCAAGGCCGAGGCAGCGCAGGCTGCGAAGACCGAGGCCATGGCGATGGAAGTCGGGCAGAGCGCCATGAAGGCGAACCCTGAGAGCCTGCGCATGGTCGGCGATGCAATGACGGCAGGACTGGGAGCAGCGGGTGGCTGACGTCCTCAAGATCGACCAGATCCCCAAGCTGGAGCCCGACCACATCCTGGCGCTTCAGGCGCTGGCACGCGGACGCGCGACCGGGCCGCAGCAGGTCACGGCCATGTGGCTCATCACCTCGATGCTGTGCGGCGTGGCGACTGTGCCGCCTGCGAAGCTCTCAGAGGGCGAGGGCGGGTTTTTAAGGGGCAAGCAGTGGGTGGGCATGGTGCTGAACCGCTTTGCCGACGTGCCGCTCTACAGGGCCACAGTGACCGAGTGAACGCGCCCTCCACTGGTGCGGGTTTATGACGTTACCAGGCCAACAGGAGGGGTATCCCGTGAAAGTCAACGACACCGAAGTCAATCTCAATTCCCTGATGACACCGATCGGCAACGTGCTTGCCGGCCTTGCGCTCGGCTTCCTCATCGATCGCCTTGCTCTTGGCGGCGCCGTTGCGGCGTCCCTGCCGACAAGCCTCGTGGAGTTCGTCGGCATCCTGATCTTCGTGGGCGCCGTCGTCTACGGCTTCCGCCTGGCGAAGAAGGCGAACTGATGCCCATCGCGACAGCCCTCGACAACTCCCAGAACCAGCCGGCGGGCCTTTCTGCCCGCAACGCAGCGGTCGTCACGCCGAACGACAGCACGGACCTCACGGAGGTGACGCGCGGCGTGTTCGTTGGCGGTGCTGGCAACCTCAACGTCAACATGGCTGGCACCGGCACCTCCATCACCTTCACGGGTGTGCCTGCGGGCGCGTTCCTGCCGATCAGCGTGTCACGGATCCGATCGACCAGCACCACCTGCACCAACATCGTGGCGTTCTGGTAGGATGAGGATTGGCGTCGGCATAAACCTGGCGCGCGTCGGTGTCCTGGGCGGCGACTTTGGTGTCGGCCTTGGTCCGGGCGGCCTCGGTGTGCAGGCTGCTGCTTACCTGGGAGGGATCGAGCCCTACCACTGGCTCGACTTCATCGCCAACCGCGCCCTGTATGCCTCTGTAGACGTTGGCAACGTCACGGGCGCGACGGGCTACAGCTTCACGCGGGCTTCTCAGGGCTACTACACGAACTCCGACGGCACGCTGACGCTGTTTGGCTCTGGCGCGCTTCGGCGCGGGGATCGGGGTGTGTTGATCGAGGGGGCGAGGACGAACGTTTTGCTTCAGTCGCAGACGTTCGACAATGCGAGTTGGGTCAAAGAAGCTGGCGGCTCTGGTATCGCCGCAAGCGTAACGGCAAACCATGCGGCCGCGCCGGACGGGACAACAACTGCGGACAGGGTGCAGTTTTCGCTGGCGGGCGCAACAACGTCTTCAGATTTTTCGAGGCTGCGGCAAACAGCAACGGCGGCGGCCGGACAAAGCTATTCTTTCTGGGCGCGGTCAACTGATGGCGTAAGCAGCTACAACATGACTGCGGGCGATGCGGACGGCGTGGGCGCGTTCCAGTTTACAGTCACGGGCACTTGGCAGCGCTTTGTCAGGTCAACGGCTGGCGGTGGCGGCGCGGTATCCTACACCCTTGGGCTTCGCGGCGCTCAGACGCCGACCAACAGCAACACGGCTGACGTTCTTATCTGGGGCGCCCAACTAGAAGCCGCCTCCTTCCCCTCGTCCTACATCCCGACCGTTGCAGCCTCTGCGACTAGGGCGGCTGACGTTCTGACGTATACGGTCAACACCACGGCTCAGATACAGGCGGCTGTGGCGAGCCAGCCGGAGTTGGTGACGAATGGCGGGTTTGCCACCGACAGCGATTGGACGAAGGGGGCAGGGTGGACAATCAGCGCAGGCAAAGCGCAAAACTCCGGATCGATTGGCGGGCTGACGCAAACAATTCTTACAATCGGAAAGACATACGCCTGCACGTTCACAATCGATGCAGTATCCAATTGGCTTGTTGGTCCAAATAGCATTTCTTACACGACCCCCGGAACGTATACGATTGTTTTTACTGCAACGGGCACCGCGCTTCGGTTTGATACCCAAGTGGGCGGCCATACAGCGACCATCGACAACATCTCCGTCAAAGAAGTCCCCGCCAACTCCCTGACGCTATACCCGCTTTCCCTCTGGGCGGAATTTGAGAGGGCGGTGGATACGGGGGGGTTTGAAGCTCTTTTCTCCATTGACGACGGAACCGCTAATAACACCGCATTGATTGCAATCAACAGCGCCGACAAACTTTACGGCCAAATGGTCACGGGCGGCGCGGATCAAGGCAGCTCGACTTCCGCAGCATCTGTTTCTGTTGGGGTTGTTACCAAAGGTGCAAGCCGGTTTGCAACCAACAGCATCAGATCGGTACTAAACGGAACCCTATCAACGGAAGACACGGTAGCCACGGCGTCCGCAACGCCCACCCGCTTCCGGATAGGGACAGAAGGCAGCGTTCCAGCCTTCGGCTACATCCGCAGGGTGGCCGTTGTTTCAAGCGCCGTTTCAGATGCTAACTTGCAGGTCATGACCACATGACCGACCGCCTAGGCTTCTACATCTGGTTCGCCCTAGCCATCCTCGCTGGATGCGCCCTGACACGCCCTGTTGACGTTGCCCTCGCTGGTCAGCCTCCGACACGCCTCACAGGCGACATCGTAACCTTGGTCGAGTGGAAGTCAGCCGAAGCCGTAGCCGTCCGCTGTGCCCAACTGCAAGCCATTTCAGGCCAAATCCCAACAGGCGGCCACGGCTGCGCCTACGCTCAGAACGGCGGACCAATCACGCTCGTCCTGCCGCGCGACCTGCATCCGCTCATAAGCCACGAACTCGGCCACGCGCATCAACTGGCAAAGGGTGAGCCTGTTACGCATCGGGAGTACGAGTGATGGCCATAAACCCCACCTCCACCGAGCCTGCGTACAACCTACGCTGACAAGGAGATTTCATGTCTGACGCCGCCACCCTGATCGATCCCGGAACACCTGCTCCGGCTGCTGCTCCTCCCCAGGCTGCCGCTGCAGTTGACCCGGCTGCCATTGCCGTCCCCTCGCCGGCATTGGCAGACCCTGCCAGCCCTGGCGCTGCCGTGTCCGCTCCTGACGCGGACTGGCGCAAGGTGCTGGCAGGTGACGACACAGACGCGCTCAAGGCGCTGGAGCGGTACGCCACACCCTCCGACTACCACAAGTCCTTCACCGAGGCGCAGAAGACCATCCGCGCCAGGCAGGAGGGCATGGTTAAGCTACTCGGCGAGAACGCGACCGACGAAGACAAGGCTGCCTTCCAGAAGGCGCTCGGCATTCCTCCGGCTCCGGACAAGTATGAGCGCATCGCGCCGCCCGAGGGCCTCGAACTGGCCGACGCGGACAAGGCTTTCATCGACAAGTCGATCCAGAAACTCCACGGCATGGGCGGCTTCGCTGCGCACCCCGACGTCGTCAAGACGCTGCAGTCGTTCTACCACGAGGCCATGCAGGAGCAGGCTGCCGTGATGGCGGCGATGGCGGTGCAGAAGAAGAACGAGGGCAAGGCCACGCTCACCAAGCTGTACGGCCAGAACCTCGACCTCGAACTGAAGCACGCGCAGAACGCGCTCGTCGCCTTCGGCCCGCGCGACCCGCAGAAGGCGCGCGCGCTGCTCGATCGTCAGTTCGCGGACGGCACGACGCTGGGCGACGACCCCGAGATTGTCCAGATGCTGGTGCGCGCGAGCCGCGCGACGCACGAGGATCCGATGATGCTGGCCACGCTGAGCGGCGGCCTGCCGAGCGATGCTGGCTCTGTGCAGCAGCAGATCGACGACATCATGAAGACAAAGGGCACGCCGGCATACGATGCCAAGGCGGACCAGCTGCGCGCGCTCCTGGCGCAGCGGCAGAGGATTTCTGGCTGATCAGGCCCTTAACCGGCTTGGTTCAGTCAGCATAAGCAAGGCAATGGGCTGTTCCGGCGATGGGCAGTTCCGGCGCCACGCGGCCAACCCGGTCTCCGGCCCCGCGTCAAACTGAGGTGAACGACGGCCCCCGCAAGGGCCAACCCGTCGAGGATCCGGATCGCTGTCAAACCCCTTTAACCCCCAGCATGGGATGTAAACAAACATGTCTGTAAACCAGATCAGTGACATCGACCGGATTGCCTATAACGAGGAATTTAAGGTCGATTACGAGCGCGAGAAATCGCTCCTTTCCAAGTGCGTCCGCACGGATGGCCTGCAAAAAGCGGGCACCATTACGTGGGACGTCGTGGACCCGTCCGAAGAGGCGCAGACGCGCACCCGTGACGGTGAGATCCCGATCGCCCAGCTCGGCCTCGGCCAGGTGACGGCGACCCCGCAAGAAGATTTCGGTGGTAAGTACACCATCGACAACTTCGATGCTTACCGCACCAACTCCAACGTGCGTTCCATGCAGATGCGGAAGGCCGGCGCTGCCTGCTACCGCAAGCGTGACAGGCTGATCATCAACGCGCTCGATGCGGCCACCGCCACGCAGGGCACGATCGCCTTCTCGTCGCTTGGCCCGATCCTTGAGTGGGTGTCGGACCTCGAAGACAACGACATCCCCACGGATGACGGCAAGGTCTGGGGCGTCGTGACGCCGAAGGCCCTGCGCCAGATGATGAGGATCAACGAGTTCAAGTCGGCTGACTTCATCGAGACCAAGAAGATGGAAAACGGGCTTCCGAGCCTGGGCTACTATCGCTGGCTCGGCGTCAACTGGTTCTCCCACACCGGCCTGATCGGCAAAGGCACCTCGACGGCGACATGTTACATGTTCCACGAGTCGTCGATCGGTGCGCAGGCGGCGGGCGAGCCCGACTACCATGCTTACTACTACGAGCCCCAGCACCGCTGGGAAAATTACGCCGTCATTATGCACTGCGCCAAGCTCTGCCTGCCTCGCGGCGTGCAGAAGGCAGTCCACAATGACACCGCAGCGTTCAGCTAAGAGGAACTGACAACATGGCTTACACACCTGATACACTGCAGTGCATCCTCAACCGGACCGGCGAGGTCGGCGTCAGCCTCTGGCTCTATGACACCACGGATGCAACCGGCACCGTCGATGGCTCCGCCTACTTCACCAACGTGGGGCAAGGCGCTGCCAACCCGCGCGGCATGGAAGTCGGCGACATGATCCTCGTCCGCATCTGGACGACGGCGATCCCGACCGGCTCGACCACGGCCAAGAACGCGGCGACCATCGCTGACGCAGCCTGGCACATCGTCATCACGATGAGTTCGGCCGGCGCAGCCACTGTGGCGACCGAGACGGCCATCGTCGTGGCTGCTGGCTAAGGCCAGTAGTTCAAGCGTCAACGCAATGGGGGCTAGGTTGCACGTCAACCTGGCCCCTTATGCTATCGGAGAAACGCATATGACCGTCCGCATCCACCAGTCCCGCCTCGTCCTTGAACGGGCCGGCAAGTTCCGCAACGTCTACCATGCGCGCGTCGAGGCGGGTCACACGCCTGCCGACGTCATGGATCCCGACTATTTCGGGCAGGCCATGAAGCAGTCGCACAACGCTTCGCAGGCCGTCCTGACGCCGGGAGACCTGATCGAAGTCGAGGCTGAGGATTTCAGCTGGGACTGCATCCTCCGCGTCCATGCCCAGTCGCCATCGACCCAGCAGCTGATCACCCGCCTCCGCGGTGAGGTGAACTATTACGACACGGCGGACTTCCCGAAGGGCTGGACGGCCGAGTGGCTGGGCGGCGCCGAGCACTACGGCATCTTCTTCGACGGTGTCCTGAAGGACCAGG